ACAGGCACTCGTGCTGCGACTGGCAACACTACTGGTGCTGCGGTAACAACTGAAGGTGCTTCTACTCTGACATTGACTGTTGGCTCTGGTGAACTTTTAGCTGTTGGTGACGTGTTTACCATTGCTAGCTGTTTTTCTGTGAACCCGCAAACCCGTGAATCCACTGGTTCGCTGTTCCAGTTCGTGGCTCTGGCCGACGTGACGCTGAACGGCTCTGGTGCTGGCAACATCACCGTGGCTCCGATCTACTCGGCTGCTGAGGCTCTGGCTACCGTTGATGCCCTGCCTGGTAACGGCAAGGACGTTACGTTTGTCGGCGCTGCCAGCGGACAGTATGCTCAGAACATGGTGTACCACAAGGACGCCATCACTCTGGCTACCGCTGACCTGCTCATGCCTCAAGGCGTGGACATGGCCTCTCGCGCTGTCCACAACGGCATCAGCCTGCGTATCGTGCGCCAGTACGACATCAATAACGACAAGATGCCTTGCCGTATTGACGTTCTGTATGGCTACAGCACGATCCGTCCAGAAATGGCTTGCCGTATCTGGGGTTGATCACTTTAAGGTGATTGAAAATGGGGGCTTCGTGCCCCCATTTTTCTTAGGAGTCTTACATGAATATAGTTTTGGTTCACCCGCAGCACGGCGCTAAGATCGCCTTGTCAGAATCTGAGATCGAACACGATGAAAAACACGGCTGGACGCGGTATACTGCACCTACGCCTGTGGTAGAACCCGAAGCGGCCCCGGTCAAGCGTAGATACACGCGCCGGATGGAGCAACCCGTCGAACAGCCCAACAGCAACGCGCTGGCAAGCGACGACCTCGAAGGAGATTGATTATGGCTACCGCCGGAGATCAGATTAACCGAGCGTTAAGACTTCTCGGCGTTCTTGCCGAAGCCGAAGTCCCGTCGGCAGAAACTTCCAACGATTGCCTGCTGGCAATGAACCAGATGATCGACTCGTGGAACACCGAGCGATTGTCGGTCTATTGCACAGAGGATCAGGAATTCCTCTGGCCCTCTGGCGAAACCACCCGTACGCTTGGCCCAAGCGGTGACTTTGTAGGCAACCGCCCCGTGCTTGTGGACAGTTCGACCTACTTCACCCAAGGCAACGTATCCTATGGGATACAGCTTGTCAACGAAGACCAGTACAACAGCATCGTGCTCAAGCAGTCAACGTCCACGATGCCGCAAGTGATGTGGGTCAACATGACGTTCCCCGATATCGTGATGAAGGTCTATCCGCGCCCGACATCGGCGCTGACATGGCACATCATATCGGTCAGTGAACTACCCGAGCCTGCCACGCTGGATACAGAACTTTACTTCCCGCCTGGCTACATGCGGGCGTTTGCGTACAACCTTGCCTGCGAGATCGCGCCAGAGTTTGGCGAAGAACCGTCGCCGCAAGTGCAGCGCATCGCCATGACCAGCAAACGCAATCTGAAGCGCATCAACAACCCTGACTACCAGATGGGTATGCCCTACGCTCTGATCGCTAACCGCAGCCGCTACAACATCTTCGCCGGGAACTTCTGATGAAAATGCCGCTTCTGGGATCGGCCTATGTCGCTCGGTCAGTGAGCGCGGCTGACAATCGCATGGTCAATCTGTTCCCCGAGATTGTGCCCGAAGGCGGCAAGGAACCCGCCTTCCTGAACAGGGCACCGGGGCTGCGCTACCTCACGACTGTAGGCACAGGCCCGATCCGAGGCTTGTGGACTTTTGGTGGAGTGCTGTTTGCCGTCAGCGCCAATAAACTGTACAAAATTGACTCAAGTTACACAGTTACCCTACTCGGTACAGTATCTGGAACAGGCCCTGTGTCGATGGCTGACAATGGCGCGACGCTATTTATAGCTTGTAACGGGCCTTCGTACACATACTTTCATCTTCCCGGCGATCCTCTGGACGGTGATTTTCGTCAGATCACCAGCACAGAATTTGAAGGTGCTGTGACAGTCGGTTAGCTGGATGGATATTTTGTTTTCAATCCACCTAACAGCCAACGGATCAATGTGGTGTCCAGCATTACAACTACAGGCTACATTTATCCTTTGGTTTTCGATGCTACTGACTTCGCCAGCGCAGAGGGAGCGCCCGACGGCGTGGTGGGCTTGCTCATCGACCACCGCGAGGTCTGGGTCTTCGGCACCAACTCAGTCGAGGTCTGGTACGACAGCGGTGCGGCTGATTTCCCTCTACAACGCATTCAGGGCGCTTTTAACGAGTTAGGGTGTGTTGCCCCTTACTCGATTGCAAAAGCCGATAACGGCCTGTTCTGGCTCGGTCAGGACGCCCGTGGGCAGGGTATGGTCTACCGCGCCAACGGCTACACCGGCCAGCGCATTAGCACCCACGCCGTGGAATGGCAAATCCAGCAATACGGGTCGCTGTCGGATGCCATCGGCTACACCTACCAGCAGGACGGCCATACCTTCTATGTGCTGATCTTCCCTAATGCCAATACGACTTGGGTCTACGACATGTCCACGCAGGCGTGGCATGAGCGGGCTGGGTTCGAGAACGGCATCTTTGTGCGGCACCGCAGCAATTGTCAGGCGTTCTTCAACAATGACGTAGTGGTCGGCGACTTTGAGAACGGCACCCTCTACGCCTTTGACTTGGACGTGTACGCCGACAACGGCGCTATTCAGAAGTGGCTGCGTTCATGGCGGGCGCTGCCGACGGGTCAGAACAACTACAAGCGCACCATCCATCACATGATTGAGATCGATCTTGAGATGGGCCAATGCTTGATAACAGATCAAGGCTCTGATCCGCAGGTCATGCTGCGCTGGAGTGACGACAGCGGTCACACCTGGTCAAACGAGCACTGGACGGGCATCGGGCGCATCGGTGAGTACGGCACCAATGCCATCTGGCGCAGGTTGGGCGCGACCATGAAACACCGCGACAGGGTATACGAACTATCCGGCACAGACCCCGTGAAGATTGTCATCATGGGCGCGGAGTTGACGATCAGCCCGACCAATGCCTAATCCATTAAACGTCCCAATCACGCCGCCTCGGGTTGTTTTTATCGACCCGAGGACGGGCAACGTCTCGCGTGAATGGTACATGTTTTTCCTGTCACTGTTCCAGCTTACCGGCGGCAGTGGCATCTCGCTCGATGACGTACAAAAAGGCCCACCGCCCGTCACCATCGACGAGATCAACCACACCATCAACAAGGCCACCGCCGACACCGCGCCGTCCCAAGGCGCACTGCTGGCGCAGATCGCCGAACTGCAAAAACAGGTTGATGGGATAAATTCCGACGCCTCTGCGCCTCAGCTTGGCACGATGGCACCCATGAACAAAGACTTCATGGATTACATCGGATGGAACCAGAACGCCGGAATTGCTGTTACTTCAGGGCAAATTGCGTGGAATTCTGGTGACGGTACGCTCGATGTCGGCGCTGGATATGACGATGTGGTCTTCAGCGTGGGTCTTCAATCAGCCTACAGGATCAAAGCCTCCGCAGCCATATCCAAAGGCGATCTGGTGATGTTCACGGGCGCAGTGGGCGCTTCCGGTGTCATTCAAGGCGCACCATCAGGCACAGGTTTGGCAGAAGTTCTGTACATCATGGGCATTGCCCTGATGGATATTCCTAACAATGATTTTGGCTATATCTCCAACTTTGGCCCGATCAAAGGGTTTAATACGACGGGCTCATCTGTCGGTGAAACTTGGAATGACGGCGACATCCTCTATTACAACCCTGCCTATGTCGGTGGGCTGACCAATGTGCGCCCAACTTCACCTGCTGAGGTGGTGGTAGTTGCTGCCGTCTTGAAAGCTGGCCCAGGTGGGTCGGGGTCGGTATTTGTCAGGGTTAGTTTTTATCCAAAATTGACAGAATTGTCAAACGTCTACAGCCCAAGCCCAAACAATGGCGACCTGATCCAGTACAACACTTCCAACCTGCGCTGGGAAAACATTGCCGCCAGTACGGTTGTGGCTGGCAGCGAAGGCCCACCCGTCACCAAGACCAATGACTTTAATGTCGCGGACGGCGAGACTTACATCATCAACAACAAGTCGGGTTCGACCTGTACAGCAACTTTGCCTACCGCTTCCAGCTATTCTGGGCGAAAATTGGTATTTCAGAACTATCAGGC